AAAGAAGAGGGTCGCCTTGAACAGGTACCCACTGAAATTCAGGGAGCATTTCAAGAATCGCGCATACACGAGGAGTTGCAACAATAAAGTTGGCAGCGCCTCTTCTGTTACGTACAGCAATACGATTGGCCTCAATGATTAATCTCTGGTAGAAATCACGATTGCGCTCAACTAACCAACGACCATCTGCAGAAGCAGGTGACCAGGGAGAGACACGGCTCGCACCAAGTGCGGATTGGATCATTCTCATGAGCATTTCACGATCGATCTCAGCTTGGATCTCATACGACATAGCGTTTGTGATCTCAGCGTCAACATCGATTCCGTTCATGTTCTTGAGGTCTTGCTCGAGTTCAACCGACCAGCGCGCGCCTAAACGACGTGTACCAGCTTCAACGGCTGTCTTCTCGAACTTAACCTCCATTTGAGGAATGTTTCCAGTGATTTCAAAAGCAGAAAGTATCTGAGCAACACCCTTGTCTTGATCGGCGAAATTCCATCCACCTCCACCAGCTAACTGGGAAGAGGAAGCACCGGTAAAGCGAGTATCAAGTAATTGATAACCTGCTTCGGTGTTAGGAAGTCCACCAGCACCGCTATAACCTGTACTTGCTCCAACGGGATTACCGGGACCAGTAGCAGGACCACCACTCTTACCATCAACTCCGTTACCTAAGGTATCGGACTGGTAGGCGTAGCGAAGAGCGAATGCAAGTCCAACAGGACCAGACATAGGCTGTACACCAACGATTTCGTTGGTGATAAGCTCAGGAAACGTACGACGAATCATCGGGATTAAGACTTTTGGTAGACGAGCATCACCTTGTGCATAATTATCGCCAGACGTAGTCTGGCCATTTGGGTTGAAGATTGTTCCACCCTGAGCAGCTACTCCTAGCGACCCACCTTGTGTGGAAGAACTCTCTTCTATGCACCACTTTTCCTGGTTCTCTAAGAGAACAGCAGTATTTAAGCGGGTATGGTCATCCTCAATAGCCTTAACGCTATCAGATGTATAATCAAGAACCGGAGCCCACTTTTCTAAAAGTACGTCCGCTCTATCTCTATCAATAAATGATTGTGGTTTATTCATAATTTAATTAATTTTCCTTTCTTTTTGACCTACATGGGACTAAATCCCAAGATACTCAGGTGACTAGCACCTCATTGTTCGGGGTTAAAATTACTTCATTCGTTGTAATTCCGAAAGATATGGGTTAGTTACCGGAGCGATCTTCTCTTCGATAACTTCTCTTGGAGCATCAGCTTTTACTTTACGATTTGTAAATGCTTCTTCCTTAATTACATCAATTCTTTCTTGCTCTTTCTTATCAAATAAGCGAGCAGTGTAATCAAAATTCTCTTTAATAAAGGTTGGTGACTTATCACCTAAAACTTTTCTAAGATACTCTCTCTTCTTGTCTTGTAAACCAGAAGTCTTCTTCTCTAAAAACAAGTCAGCTTGTGTGGAGTTGTAAGCTTCTTTAAGAAGGTTGTTCTCTTTCTCAACTTCGTTAAGTCTTGCAGTAAGATCATCAATAGTATTTTTACCTTCCATAACAGCACCTTTAACTGACTCTTTCATTAATGTAGAGTCGACAGCTAATACGTTTCTTAAGTTACTAAGTACTTCAGCAGCTGTTCTATTCTTAGTTGCTTCTTCAATTGCTTGTACTGGAACTGCCTCGTCAATATACTCTTCAATATAATCTGAAATAGACTCTACTAAAGTCTCTTTAAATTGTGCAGCACTATTGTTAATTTCATTTTCATACCTCTTAACAACCTTTATAAGCTTAGTCGCATTACTTGTATCGACTGCTTCTACTACCCTCTTAAGCTTACCGGTATGGTCTTTATCAATAGCTGATACCAACTCTTCTAACTTCTCAGCATAAAGCTCATCTTGGTTAGTCAAAGCTGCTTCAACAGATAATTCGACCTTATCCTTGATCGCAGTTTCTATAGCATTTACAGACTCTTCTGTTAATACTTCTTGGAGTTCTTTAGGCAATAATTCGTTGTTCATAATTAAAAGAGTGGTTTTTCAGTTGCGGTATCGATTCTTGTCTTTATCTTGTCCTCGACGACGCTCTTCAAATATTTATTCGCCTGAGCGTAATTTTTGTTGGAAAGTTCTTCTATAAATTTAGAAATTTTATTTTTTTCTTCCATATTATTATTTAATGTAGTTTATTAATGAAGTTAAGAATTCTTTCAGTTAAAAATTTGTCTATATCTTTTTTCGGTAGGGATGATACACTTTCTTCAAACTTATCATACAATTCTTCATATTTTCCATTATCAGCAAGTACCCATTGTTTAGATTCTAATATACCATTTACAAATGCTTTTGGATAAGAAGGATCAGCAACACAATCGATAGCAACCAACTTCATGTTTTTTACTGTATTATGGGTGCTACCCTCTTCTAATGTGCCTAAAGCTCTTGATGACATACCAACCTTTACACCATCATTTATAAGGGCACGTACAATTTGTCCACAAGGAGTTGTTAAAACTTTCGATTTTCCGTAAAAAACATTACCATCTTGGGTTATTTCAGTTACCATATGACAAGCTCTCTCAAGATCTACATCAGCTGATGTTGGGTGATTTAATTCTCCCATCGCTCTTCCTGGAACAACCATTTCTTCATTATAACGAGCTACTTCTCTTACTAGCTCATCCTTGGGATATAACCTATTATTTCTATTTACCCCCTCTGCCATCATATAAGGTCCCTTAATATAAAGGTTAGATGGCGAATTTTTATTAGTTTCTTCTTCGATATATTCGAACTCGTCGGAGACGTCTGGCTTTTCAACAACCAAATTAAGCTTAAGAGACATACAATTATTTATACAATAGTAACGTAAAAGTCAAATTAATTCTCTCTCTGTTAGTATAATAAAGGTTAATCCCCTCTTTTTGCCATACTTTTTAGCTGCTTCCCACTTAGCTTGATTAATAACATAATTTTTTTGCTCGTATATAAGGTGCTGTTTTTTTCTATATTTTGTCTGAGGAGGCTTGGTTTGTTTAGATGGTTTAATCTCTACTAAGTATTTTTTAATATCATTACCCTCTTTTATTACTACATAGTTATCAACAAAATATCTATGAACTCTACCATCTAGTGGACTAGTATATGGTACAATAACATTTTCACTACCCCACTTTAGTACGTTTTTATTATTATCGCAGAATCTAAAAAACTTTAACTCTAGACCTGATCTATATGTAGCTTTTGTACCTATAAACTTTTCTTTATTATTTGGTACAAACTCTCCTTGTCTCCATTTTGGTCTCTTTTTCATTACCCAACGAAGAATAAAGTAGGATCATTATCACCCATACCTGGAGATGCTCCTTCAAGTAGTTTTTGCTCTAACTCTGCTTTCTTTGTAGAGCCTTCACTTAACATATCTGCATTTAGAGAGCCACCTCCAAGAAGATTAACACTACCAAACTTTCCTCTTACCCTTCCTATCGTAATCATACTTAAAGCTAAAGCATATTCATATACCCACTGCTCTTTAATAATATCTCTAATAGGTCTCTCAAGATAGCATGATAAAACACCATAAAATCTCTCTAACTTAGGTTGCGGATACATTGTTAAATACTGCGTACGTTCATCAAATTGTATATCCTTTCTAATTGCTAGCATTTTCTCTCTGGTATCCATCCACTCTTTAAGTGAATACCAAGATACTAAATCAAAACCGTAATTACCTAATGCATAACTAAAATATGTCTGCTGAGCTAATGTCTGCTCCAAAGTAAATAATGTATTAATACCAGAGGATGAACCTTGTTCAAAGTCTGTAACGGACATAACTTTCCTATAATCCATTACATCATAATCATATACATTTTGAAAGGTAGTAGCATCAGTAGGGGTACCTTCCATAGCTAGAGTTTTTCTTCTGCTTTCTTTAAACGCAGAGGATAAAGAAGTATTAAACGAAGTAATCGTACTATAAAGGGTCTTATCAAATAATTCAAACTGCTCTATACCATCTGTAAAAGTAGAAGAAAGAGCTGATGATGAAGCAAATGTTGATGATCCTATAGAAGAAGTAGCAGTAAAGATAGACTCTGGAGTTTCACCATAAAATTCTAAACTTGGCCCTCGAGGGTTCGTACCTGCTATTTTCTTAGCGTTACTATCAAGATCTGTATTAGCTAGAGTATACAATAGATCTAAACGAATACCCTTATTTGTTTCATACAAATCAGAATCAAATATCATATACTCCCTGGTATAACCTGCGTACTTTGTAAAATATTCTACTGCTATTTGAATATTCTCCCTAAGTTGATCTGTATGAATCTCTAAAGAAACGAGAGGGTATCCTAAGGATCTTTTAATTCTATCACCTAATCTATCGAAAGTTTCAATCTTATTATTTAAATTTGTTGATAGAAAAGCTGAAAGAGGAGTAATTTCACACGCTAAAGCCATACCATTATTTAGTCGTACAAAAATAAAAATATAGGAGAAAAAAAATAGGCTTTATATTAAATATTGATATGGCACTTTCAGCAACAATAGTTCCTCCCGTAACTGGCGCTATGTCAGCAGCATATCTTTCAACATTCATGAATCTTACAGTACCGTCTGGTGGTACGTTGATACAAATCCTTGAAACAGGGCCAAGAATGGTATTGATCTTTGATGACGGTAATTAAACCTCAGCAGCTGGCTCAACTGGTTCAGCAGCATCAGGGATTTCACCCTCTGTAGCTTCACCTCCACCGAACTCAGGAACGCCTCCGTCAACACCAACATCACCTGCAGCTACACCACCGCCCTCACCTCCGGCACCAGGCTCAGCAGCAATACTTTCTGCTGCAGCAGCCTCTTTCCATGACGGTCCTGCGTTTTGTATTTGAGCTAATTCCCATTGAAGCTCCATATCTTTTCTTAAGAACTCTCTGTTAGCGAGAATATCTTTATCTTTCCATCCAAGATATTTCTTCTGCGCGTAGGTTGCAGAAACAAATTCATTCGCAGCTAAATTATTATAGTTAGCAGCTTTAAGCTCAAGCTTTTGATTTTCTCTTAATTCGTAGAAGTTAGTAGGTACGTTAAAAATAACCTCTAAATTATTTTCTGTTATATCATACTTATCGATAATACCTCTCATCTTTAAATGAGTGTAGAATCCTCTCTTAATACCTGCAGCAAATCTTTGTTGTTGTCTAACTACAAATTTAGCAAACTTAAGCTCTTCTCTTAACATGGTGGACCCATCAGCTGAAGCTTGATCAGCAGGATCTAATCTTGTAGAAGGTACTTTAAGAGCTCTATACAGCTTCTTAATAAAATACATTAAGTCAGATAACTCACCGAGATTAGCACCACCTGGTAACTGGGTTACTGACGTACCTTCTGACCCTTGACGCTTTGCAAACCAAAAAGCATCGAGCATTGATTGCGGATTAAACTTATTTACCACACTACTCTGATCATTATCGAATGTTTTCTTTGACCAATAGTTTTGAATTAATTTTCTTAAATATGCTTCAGCTTTAGGAGGTGCCATATTACCTACATCAACGTTAAACACTAAACGTTCTGGAGCTCTAACTAGCCTATAA